TGCGCCCCGCCGGCGACGACCGCTGCAGCTCGCCGGCTCCGTTCCGGAGCTTCCGCGCCTGCAAGCTCCACGACGCAGCCTACGAGCTCGCGCGGCGCTTCCGCTGCGAGGGCCTCGAGCTCCCGGAGCACACGAGCGAGCAGGCGCGCCTGGCGGCGGACCTGGCCCTCGCGCAGCAGATGGCGCTCGACGGCTACCCCGAGTGGTGGGTGGCCGTCTACTTCCTGGCCGTCCGCTGGGGGGGCTGGGCGTCGTGGTACGAGCCGTGCCCGGCCGAGGACGCCGCCGCTCTCCCGGCCCCTCGAGCGCCGCCGGCGGGGTCTTCGCGGGGCGCTGTGGGAGAGCGAACCCCGCGCCCTTCCTAGAGTGGCGCAAACTTCGAATCCGGGCGCCGCCTCCAGCCGTGGGCGCGCGCTACTCCGCAAGTGACCGGGACCTATGATGTTCCATGCTGTCTCGCCATGCGGCCTTTGACCCTCGTTTCTGCATCCGGGGCAGTCGCGGGGCGTGGGTCGCGACGCTCAAGACCCGTCCCGCCGCACCGGCCGGAGCACCGCCGCGTGGGCGCCCACGCCGAGCTCCGTGTAGCGGTGCGTCGTGCGCGGGTCCACGTGGCCGAGTGCCGCGCCCACGGCCGAGAGCGCCACGCCCCGGTTCACCAGGTGCGTCGCGTAGGCGTGGCGAAGGCTCTGGTTCTCGGGGAACGGTGCCCCGCCCTGGCCTTCCCACTCGGGGAAGACCCGCCGGCAGGCCGCGAGCCACACCCGTCGCGTCGCCGCCGGCGACCAGCCGCTGGGTCTCCGGGTCGGGGATGCGCGGGGCGCCGCGTCGGACGTGCACGGCTCGAGCGCGCGCTCCTCGAGCTCGGCCAGGTGGCCGCGCCGGAGGTGCCCCTCGAGCTCCGCCAGGCGCTCGCGCGAGAGCTGGCGGCCGCCGTGGCGGGTCTGCCGCACCTTCGCCTCCACGAAGCGCTCCCAGGCCGCGCGGAAGCGCCGCTGGGGGGCGAGCGTCTTCAGGTACGGCGCGATGGCCGCGAGCTCGGGCGTGCCGCCCCGGATCTCCTGGCGGATGGACTCCAGCACCTCCCGGGCCAGATCCTGCGACGAGAGGCGCACCCAGCGCTCCGAGCCGGGAAGCTGGACGTGGCGGATGCGGTGGCGCTGCCCGCCCGCGTGGCAGACGATCATCCACCCCGACACCCGGCCGTCGCGGACGTCGGGCTGGACCGTGCCGAAGGTCCGCGCCATCTCGCGCCGGATAGCCCACTCGACGCTCGGCGGCACCGCTTGGCGTACCGGCGCGGCCATGATCTACTGGGGGGCTCCGCTGGGCTCGTCGTATTTCGCGAGCGGGTGCGGCTGCGGCCAGCAGATCGGGCACCGGATCAGGCCGTGCACCCGGCACTGAGGCGGGTCCTGGCGGGGGGCCGGCTCAGTCATCGGGAACCAAAACCCCGGCCACGTGATCATCTCGTCGGGTAGCGGCTCGTCGAGCTTCGCCGGGCCGAGCGCGTCGTTGGGCGTGGTGCAGCGGGCGACAGCGGCATCGCAGTCGGTGAACACCCCTAGAAACTCCCACGCCGGGGGCGATTCCTCGCCTGGAAGCACCCGGCCCACGATCCACACTCTCCGGTTCGCAAGCCGCCCGCCGATGCGCCGGCGCATCCGGTCGTGCATTTCAGCCTCGCGTGAGCTCTCGGCCTGGATCCGGTCCGCGAGGTCGTGCAGGCCGCGCGCCGCGGGAGCCTCCACGCCCACGGTCCGGAAGAGCCAGCCCCAGGCCTCCATCTTCGCGCCCACCCAGGCGAGCGCGCGCCACGCGGGACGGCCCCTCACCGCGGCCTCCGGTCGCGCCCGGTGGCGGTGAGCCCTTGGCGGAGGATCCCGCGCTCCGCGCGCGGCAGGCCCCACGTGCCCCAGCCCGACGCGGGCGTCCCGGTGTCGATGCGCGCGCCCGCGCGCTCGACCTCCACCGTGTGCACGCCGAGCTCGGGGTGCGGGACGAGCCCCGTGATCCGGTAGTTGCGCCGCGGCTTCATCGCTTCGCCGCCGGGAACCAGCGCAGCTCGTCGCGCTGCGACGTCTGGGCGTGTCGGTTGTTGACGACCAGGCCGCGCTTGTGGAGGCGCGAGAGAGCGCGCGCGACGTTCAGGCGGCGCTCGCTGAAGCCGCTCCCGAGCACGCGCGTGGCGTCGGTCACCGGCGTGGCCGCGAGCATCTTGCTCGTGAGCCCCGGGTACTCCTGGATCAGGCGCAGCACCGCGTCGCTGTGGCTCGGCGGCGCCTCGTCGGGGGAGGCCGCTTCGACCGGCCGCTCGAAGAGGCGCTCCTGGGCCATCACGCCAGCACCCCGCGCAGCGCGAAGCCGAGTACCAGGAAGGCGGCGACGAATCGGAGTAGCGTCAGCACCTTACACGTCCGTGTTGCTGTGCCGCGGTGGCGGCGTCATGATCCCCGGTGAACGGGGGCAGCCCACAGCCATGGGCTGCCCCCTCATCCCCCTGCTCTACCGAGAGCCACCAGGAGGACGATCCGATGGAGACGAGTGCATGGCCGACGGAGTCGACGACAGCACCGGGCGGGGGCGGGAAGCCGAAGCCCCCGCCGCAGAGGCCGCCGCGGGAGCCGAGCCCCGCGCCGCCGCGCCCGGCGCGGCCGACTCGGGAGCGACCGATGAAGGAGGACCGGTCGTCCCCTCCGCTCCCGAGGCAGCCCGCGCCGCCGCCGAAGAGAGGGCGCTGAGCGACCTCCTCTTCAACGCGGAGACGTCCGCGCTCTACCACAAGGCCCGCGAGGGGTTCCTCGACGCCGCCCATCGGCTCGTCATGGCCGGCGTGCTGCTCTCGAGCAGCGGCGCCGTGGTCGCCATCGCGAAGGACTTCGGAGTGGCGCCTTACCTCGCGGCGGTGCCGGCCGCGCTCGGTGCGCTCGACATCGTCTTCGCGTTCGGCATCCGCGCGCGCGAGCACGCACTGTTGGCGCGGCGCTTCCTCGAGCTCGCGCGCGATGCCGCCATCGACGGGAAGACCGTGCGCGAGCTCATGGGGATCTACTACGTCCTCTGCGGCGAGGAGTCGGCGACCTACCATGCCGTCGCCATGCTCTGTCACAACCAGTCGTGCGACGCCCGTGACTCCCCGGACTACAAGGTGCACGTGACCTGGACGCAGCGGCACCTGCGCCACCTGGTGCGCTTCGAGAGCTCCGACTTCCCGCCAGTGAAGCCGCGCACGTCCGAGGAGAAGCACGAAGTCTAGACCTGCGCCGGCACGCCCATCGGGCGGCGGAAGCGGGCGACGCCGCGCTCGACGAGCTCGACGTCCTCCTCGTCGAACCAGCGGGCGGTGAAGCCGGCGTGGTCGGGGGTCCGGGGCTCGAGCTCGACGCGGGTCGCGCGGCCCAGCACCTGGTTGCGGGCGGTGACGATCCCCTCGAAGCCGGTGTCGCGGTGGCGGGCCAGGTCGCCGGGTGCCATGGCGGGTCCTCCCTGTAATTAGGGGAACCCTAACGTCGCTCTGGCCCTTAGGCAAGCCCTAAATTCGGGGCGCCCTATCTGCCCGGCGCGTCCGTCGTTCGCCGCCTTCCACGCCTCCCAGCGGTCTTCCGCCGCTGCCTGACGACCCCGAGCTCGTGGTTGTCGATCATCGCGCGGGCCGTCGGACCGGAGAGGGAGTCGAGGTACAGGAGGCGATCCATGCCGACCTTGTCGAAGAGGCGCCCCACGAGCCCCTCGTAGCTCTCGCGCTTGCCGACCAGGCGCCCGCCGAGGAGGAACGACACCGACTCTCCGATGGCGTCCCCGATGCGCGTCAGCGTCTCGGTCCGCGGCATGATCTGGCCGGCCTCGATCTGCGAGAGCGACGGCGGCTTGATCCCCGCGGCGTGGGCGACTTCCTTCTGGGACAGGCCCTTGGCCTCCCGGGATCGCCGGATGCGATTCCCGATACCGGGGTCGATCGCCTTCGAGCTTCGACGCTTCTTCGCCGCCACTGACGCCACCCTACGGCCCCGCGGGAGGACCCGCGACGGGCTCAGAATTCGTAGGGGAGCCCTAATATCCTGCTTGCCGGCCGAGGGCCGGTCGGTTAGGGTTCCCCTAATCGTGGCGGCAGGGACACCGGCAAAGGTTCGAAGGCGGAATCGACCGCTCCGTGATCTGCGACTCGCCCTGGGTCTCACACCGAAGGAGTTCGCAGACGCGATCGGTCGGACGTGGTCGTACGTCCTGCAGGCTGAGGAGGGCCGCGACGCGGTCGGCAAGGCGACGGGACTGGCCATAGCCGACAAGTTCCGACCGGACATGGAGGCGCTCGGGATCGAGCTCGAGGAGCTGCTGCGCGGTCGCTACCTCAAGAGGACCGCAGCGTGAGGCCTCAGGGCTGCCGCACGACCTCCACGTCGCCGGTCGAGCGCGTGCGCTTCGAGACGTGGTGGGGCTTCTCGGTGCCGCACCAGGGGCACAGCTCAGCCTCGCGTGGCGCGCGCATCTTGCACCGCCGGCAGGGGCGGCCTTCGGGCGGGAGCCCCGTCGCGGCGATTCCGGAAGCTCTCCCGGCGCGGGGTCGGCTACCGCGCCGTGGCGGACGCCAGCGACCGAGGGCGCAGAACCCGTTCTGCATGACGTGCCGCGCGGCCGCGCGCGAAGCCGATGGGGATGGTGAGACGCTGTCCGAGGGGTCACCCCCCTCGACAGGGGGGCCGGGGCGGGCACAACAGGCGGCGCCCGCCGCCAGGCGTGAGCGGACCGCCCCGGCCCCCACCTCGCCATCCGATCTCCTCCGCTCCTACGACTTCACCAGCCCCGGCGTGCGCCTACCCGGCGCCACTCCGGGGCGCCACTTGGGGGGTGTGCGTCCGTGGAAGACAGGTTCGATGAGGGGTCGGCGCGGGCCGTCTACGAGGCGTTGCTGCGCGCCCGGATGCCCGCCCGACACAAGGACGTGGTGCACGCGATCTACTCGCTGACCTTCGGCTGGCGGAAGACGAGCGACGTCATCGCGGTCTGCCAGATCGGGATGCTCACGCGCATCGGCGGCCGGCCCATCCGCTCCATCCTGGCCGACCTGGAGCAGTGGAAGGTGCTGCGCCGTGGGCCCGTCGTCCCCGGCTACCCGCGCGAGCTCGCGCTGAACGCCGACCCCGAGACGTGGGAGTGCCACGTCCGACCCCTGCCGGAGGGGGGCCCTGCTCCCGTGCGGCAGGGTGTCGCCGGGAGGCATGCCCCCGTGCGGCCGGGACCCCTGCTGTACGGGGGCATGCCCCTATACGACAGGGTGATGCAGCGGGGCATGCCCGCCGGCGGCAGGAACCCCTGCCGCACGGGGACAGGGGACCCCTGCTCCCAGGGGACACCCACCTCTTCTCTCTCTAAGAAAGAAGAGAGAGAGAGCAGAGACGATACGAGACCCCTAGAAGTACCCGAGGGGGATTCTGCTCTGCTCTCTCTCTGGGGGGATTGTCTCCCGGAGAGGTGGGGCACGGGGCCACCCGTCGTCGCGTGGCTCCGTTGGCACGCGCGGAAGATCCTCCGCGAGCTCCGGGCCGACGAGCCCCGTGCGCCCGACGATCGCGTGAAGCATCTGGTCGGTGCTCGGCTCATGGCCTTCGCGCGCGCGGAGCGCCGTCCTCCGACCGGGCGGCCGCGGCGCGCGGGCCCGCCGCCGTCCCCCGACGCGGCGGCGGAGGCCAAGCGGCTGCGCATCGCCCTTGCGCTCGACCAGCACGAGCAGGCGCTCGCGGGTTCCATCGAGCGCCTCCACCGCGAGCTCGAGTGCTCGTGGAGCGCGCACGCAGAGCTCCACAGCCTGCTGCTCGACCGTGACGACCTGGCCGCGGATCGCGACGCCTTCGCGGCGGGCCGCTCGACCTACGGCGACGCACTGGCCGCCGCATGCGCGGCGCAGCGCCAGGACGTCGTCGCGTCTGGGAGGAGTGCATGAAGACGCCGCCGATCGCGCTGCTCGAGATGGATCCGGAGAACGCTCAGGCCGTGCGCTTCCACGAGGGCCGACGGCAGTACGGCCCTCGTTGGCAGGGCGACCACCCGCTGCTCGAGGCCTACGTGGAGCTCCTCGACTGCGGCGTGTACATCGCCGAGGCCGAGCGGTGGAGCGACCTCGACGGCCGCCAGGCCGATGCGCTGCGCGTCTCCCTGCTGATCCTGCGCGAGCAGCTCATCGGCGTCATCCGCGGCCTCCGCGCGAGCGAGCCGCACCGGCTGGAGGCGCGCGCGGCCCGCAGCGCGGACGCCGACGACGAGGTCGCCCGTGGCTGACCGCCACCTCCGCGACCGCTTCTGCTGCTGGTGGTGTCGGCACCCCATCGAGCCCCCGAAGAACCAGGCGCCCGATCAGCCGGTGACCCGCTGCGGGGCCGACCTCTGCGCGCGCCTCGAGCGCGCTTACCAGGACCACCTCCGCCACGTCGCCCGCGACCCGGAAGCGCAGACCGACGAAGCGCTCGAGGCCCGCCTGGCCGCCGCCCACGACGCGCACCGCCAGTACGTCTCCGACCGCCTCCGTCGGAAGCTCGACAACCTCGCGCGAAGGAGCGCCGCATGACCGGCATCCAGTGGACCGACGCCACCTGGAACCCGACGCGCGGCTGCACGCGCGTCTCGGAGGGCTGCGAGCACTGCTACGCCGAGCGAGAGGCGCGTCGACACGACCACCCGGGCGGCGCGTACGAGGGCCTCACGCGTCCAACGAGTCGCGGGCCCGTCTGGAGCGGGCAGGTGCAGCTCGTTCCCGAGAAGCTCACCGAGCCGCTGCGCTGGCGAAAGTCCCGCCGGATCTTCGTCGACTCCATGAGCGACCTCTTCCACGAGGCACCTGCGCCGCAGGGAGTGCCCGAACGTCTGACCGCGGCCCCGCGCCGCCCCAACACAGGAGTCCGCCATGTCCGATGACCCGAAGGCTCGCATCGACGCGAACCTCGTCGAATGCACGCTCGACACGCTCGCCGACGGCGAGCTCGAGGCGCGCTTTCAGAAGCACCTGGCCGAGTGGGACGACGTCGAAGGAGAGCCGGGCCTGTACCAGGAGAGCCCCAAGGGCTGCATCTCGGGAGAGATCACCCTGAAGGTGCAGCTCCTGAAGGACCTCGAGACCGGCTTCCAGAAGACGGAGGTCGGCAGCGCCTTCTCCGGCCCGAAGCTGCGGAAGATCGTGCGTCCTATCTACCGCCGCGAGGACGGCTTCCTGGTCGACAAGCCCGTCGAGCAGACCACCCTGCGGCTGGCTCCGCCCGCCGCGAACGAAGGAGAGAGCTCGTGAACCTGAGAGACATCGGGAACCAGATCGGGCGGCTGCTCGGGCCCGCGGTCGTCACCACCCGCGCGCCCAGCGGCGACGGCGTGCGGCGCTTCGTGCGCGAGGGCTACGAAGTGCACGACGAGAAGGGCCCCCGCAAGCACCAACGCCGGCACGTCTTCGCCGACGTCCGGAGCCTCGCGAGCTACCTCAACTGGCACGTGGGGGAGCAGGCGCGCCAGGGCGTCGACGTCATCGCGGGCGACACCGCGGTGGTGGCGGCCGTCGAGCCCGACGACGTCACCGCGGACATCTTCCGCATGGAGTACCGCGCCCACCCGCTGTACGAGGCCTGGCGCGCCGCGCTGGACAAGCCCCTCTCGCAGGTCGAGCTGCTCCAGCACGTGCGCGCGGTGCGCGAGTCGCTGGGCGAGGAGCAGGCCCAGCTCTGGACGGGCGTGCTCGGCGTGCTGAAGGTCGTGAAGGGCGGACACATGGAGGGCCACGTCGACGAGCGCGGCTTCTACCGCCTGCGCGGTGGCGAGGAGCGGCGCGAGGTGGCGACCTCGATCCCCCCGACCATCCAGGCCCGCCTGCCGCTCTTCGACGGCGTCGAGGACACCGAGGGCAAGGTGATCCGCTACGACCTCGAGGTGCTCGTCGAGTTCGAGCCGGACAGCCTGGCGTTCCGGCTCACCGCTCCCGAGAGCGACCTGGTGCGTCGCCGCGCCGTCCACGACGTGGCCGAGATGCTCGACCGCGAGCTCGGCGACGGCTTCCTCGTGGTCCGGGGAGAGCAGGGGCTCGTGGCCGTTCCCACCGGCGACGAGGTCGACCCCTCGGCGTTCGACAACACGGCCCTCTACGCAATCTGACCGTACCCCTCGCGCGGGAGCGGCGACCCCCAGCGCCGCTCCCGCGCATGGAGCCCGTCCGCATGGCCGAACCGAGCTTCGTCCCCGGCCGCTTCCCGCACGGCACCCGCTCTCGCTACGTGAACGGCTGCCGCTGCACCCGCTGCCGCGCCGCCAACCGCGCCGCCTACCACGACCAGCAGACCCGCGTCTTGGAGGCCGTCCGCGACCTCCCGCCGGCTCCTCCCGCGCCCGCGATCCAGGAGCTCTGGACGGCACCGGACGGATCCCGCCGGACGCGGACCTACCCGAACGCCTGCCCGGGCGTGAACGGCGAGCCCTGCGCGCGCGGGCGGCACGTTCGCCGCGACAGCGCTGGCGGCATCTGCAAGGACTGCCGCAAGCGGCTCGTCTGGAACGGCCTGGTGGACGCCGGCCCCGCCCGCCGGCACCTCCGGAAGCTCTCCCGGCGCGGGGTCGGCTACCGCGCCGTGGCGGACGCCAGCGACGTGGCCCACGCGACCCTCCAGAAGATCCGCCGCGGCGAGAAGCGCAGGATCCGCAAGAGCACCGCGGACGCCATCCTCGCGGTCACCAAGGACGCTTCGGCCGACCACGCCCTCGTCCCGGCCGGCCGCACGCTGCGCATGCTCCGCGAGCTCGAGGCCGAGTGCCTCACCCAGAAAGAGCTCGCGCGCCGGCTCGGCTACCGAACCCCCAAGGTCCAGCTCCGCGGCCCTCGCGTGCGCGCCCGCACCGAGCACCGCGTCGCCCGCCTCTACCGCCAGCTCATCGGCGAGGACCCGCCGGCGTGAGTGCGAGGCGATTTCCCTTCACAACCCCAAAGGGGCATTACCTGGAGGTCTTCTAAGCCATGGCAAAGACAACGGAAACACATCGCGAGGTGGCGACTGAGCTCTACGAGCTCGCATATCGGCGACCCGTGCCGCCGAGCATGACCCGCCGTCTGCTCCACCTTGCGGCCCGCCTCCTCGAGGACCCGGACAGCACGCCCACCGAGGGCGAGGCGGCCGCTGCGAATCCGGTCCGCGGCGACAACGCCTTTCAGATGAGCGAGGCCGAACACCAGGACTTCTCTGAGCGCGCTAGCAGAGTGGTGGGCGCGGTGAACCAGCGTCTCGCCGGTTGCGATCCGACCGCCCTCCAGCTGCTCGAGGCGGACGCCGAGGAGCTCGCCCGGCGGAACGAGAAGGCGGATCAGGAGCGGGTGGTCACGCTGCGGGAGGGCAACGAGCTCGAGGCGCTGCTCCGCGCTCTCCCGCGCGAGCTCCCGCCCCGGGCCGATCGCGCCCTCGCGCGCCTCATCCGCGACGCCTGGCGCGCCCGCGAGGAGGCGCCGTCGTGAGCTCTCGCGCCTGCAAGGTCTGCAGGGAGCGCAAGGCGTCGATCTGCGCGTCGTGCGCACCCCACCAGTCCGCGCCCGAGCTGCGCGCGCGTGGAGACCGCGACGGGCTCCGCTACGTCGAGCAACAGGCCCAGGGGATCATGCGCGCCATCGAAGAGCGCCTCCCGCCGGGGTGGGGTGCCGTGCTTCTCTTCAGCCAGTACGGCGAGAAGGGCTACGCCTCCTTCGTCTCGACGGTGGACCGCACGGCGCTCCCGACGTTCCTGCGCGAGTGCGCCGCCCTCGTCGAGGAGCGCTCCGATCGTCCGCCCGGACGCCTGGGCGAGGAGCACTGATGGCACGCCTCGGGCGCCCGCTGCTGCGTGGCCTCGAGCCGTTCGACTTCCCGCCCAACCGCAACCCCGCGCGCCGGTACGTCGCGCAGATGGGCACCGCCGAGTCGCGCCACACCGTGGCCAAGTCGCTGGCGCAGCTCGCCGCCGTCTCCTCGGGCTACCAGATCACGGCCGACCGGTTCCCGTGGCACCAGCTCACGTACGTCGAGACGGCGAGGATGCGCACGGCGCTCATCGAGCATCACGAGCCGCAGGGCGCCAACCTGCGCCTCGCCACGCTGCGCGGCGTGCTGCGCGAGTGCTGGCGCCTCGAGCTCATGAGCGCCGAACAGTTCCAGCGCGCGACGGATCTGGCCAACGTCCGCGGCGGCGGGCTGCCGCGCGGGCGCGCGCTCCCCGCCATGGAGATCCGTGCGCTCTTCGAGGCGTGCGGGGCCGACCCGCGCCCGGCTGGTGCGCGCGACACCGCGCTCTTCGCGCTCATGTACGGCTCGGCCCTGCGCCGCGCCGAGCTCGTGGGGCTCGACTTGGCCGATTGGCGGCGCGTCGACCAGGTGCTGCGCGTCCCCGGCAAGGGCCGGCGCGAGCGCCTCACGCCCATCGTCGAGGGCGTGGAGGTGGCCCTCGCCCGCTGGGTCGAGGTGCGCGGCGACTGGAAGGGCCCGCTCTTCGTGGCCATCAGCCGCAAGGGCGAGCTCGGATCCGAGCGCATGGCCTCGCGCTCCATCTACGACGTCTGCCTGCGCCGCGCACTGCGGGCGAAGATCCGTCGCTTCACCCCGCACGACCTGCGCCGCACCACCGTCTCCGACCTGCTCGACTCGGGCGAGGACGTGGCGGCCGTCTCCGACCTGGTGGGGCACGCCAAGCTGGAGACGACGGCCAAGTACGACCGCCGCGGTGACCGACGCAAGCGCCAAGCCGCCGGCCGGCTCTTCATCCCCGTGACCGGGAGCGCGACGTGACGTCGCCCAAGCCGGCCGCCTTAGCTATCAGCCCCGAGCCCGGAACGTCGTGGGTTTCCGTGGAGGTTGGCGGCCGTACGCTTGGCATCGTGGGTCCGGAACGCATAGTCGATGACGCAGGGTGCGGCCGTCCGCGCGCTGTGTCGGGCGCGAGAGGAAGCGGACGCGTTCTGGTCGCGGTTCCGGTCTGCCTCTCTGGAGATCGAATGAGCGCCGACTGGACCAGAGAGCGGCGCGTGGTGCAGGGCGCGGCTCCCGTCGTCGAGCACCGCTGCCCGCGCTGCGAGGAGTGGTTCCGCCCGACGCGCCGAAGCCACGTCTTCTGCTCGCCCGCATGCCGGCAGGCGCACCACCGCCGCCGCCATCGGCGAGTGTTCCACGTGAAGCGTAACGCGAGGCGGCGTGCTCGCGTTACGCATGGTCGAGATGCCTAGCCGGGCCCCCCGCGTGTGCGCGTGGAGGGGATGCCCCTGGCTCACGCGCGGGCGATACTGCGAGGAGCACGAGCGCGCCGACCTCGAGCGTCTCGAGGCAGCGCGCAAGCAGAAGACGAGGAGCGCCCGGCCGTGGCGCCGGAAGCGCGCCGAGGTGCTCGCACGACAGCCGTTCTGCGCGTGCGGGGCCGCCGCCACCGAGGTCGACCACATCGTCCCGGTGGAGGACGAGGGGACCGACGCCGACGAGAACCTCCAGGGCATCTGCAACCGATGTCACCGGAGCAAGACAGCCGGCGAGGTGAGCCGACGCGGGAGGGGAGGGGGGTGAAAATCTCTGGGGTTGGGGAGCCGGATATGCACGTGGGAGGTGTCGCGTACGCGAATTCGGCCTCCGCGATGGGGGGTATCCACCATGGGTAGACGGGGTCCGCGGCCGACTCCGGGCGACGTGATGAAGGCGAAGGGCGATCCGGGCGGCCACGCGCGGGACCGCGGTGAGGAGCCGGCGGCGCCGAAGGGCGCGCCGGGCATGCCGACCTGGCTCTCGCGCGAGGCGAAGGGCGAGTGGCGGCGGATCGTCCCACGGCTCGAGGCGATGGGGGTCCTCTCCACGATCGACCGCGCCGCGATCGCCACCTACTGCGAGGCCTGGTCCGACTTCGTGAAGTGGACCGCGTGGCTGAAGAAGAAGGGCCACACGTACTCGGGCCCGAACGGCGCGAGCTGCGCGCGCCCCGAGGTCGGGTATCGCGACAAGGCCCGCCAGGAGATGCGACACCTCCTCGCCGAGTTCGGGCTCTCGCCCGCGTCGCGTGCGGGCCTGGTCCGCAAGCCGGTGAAGCCCGCCCGCCAGCCGGCGCGCCAGGGCCAGCGCGGCCGCCAGGAGGCGGGCCAGGGCGGGAAGAAGCCCGGGAACGTGACGGCGCTCTTCAGCGGATGATGGAGCTCGTCGAGGACGGCGAGTTCTTCTTCGACGCGGACGCGGCGGCGCGGGCCGAGGCGTTCATCGAGGGGGTCTGCGTCCACACCAAGGGGCGCTGGATGGGCGACCCGTTCCGGCTCACCGACTGGGAGCGCACGATCGTCCGCGACGTCTTCGGCTGGAAGCGCCGTCGCGACGGCCTGCGCCGCTTCCGCGTCGTCTACATCAGCGTCCCGCGCAAGAACGGCAAGAGCGAGTTCGCCGCCTGCTTCGGGCTCCTCCTGCTCTGCGCCGACGACGAGAACAGCCCGGAGGTCTACTCCGCGGCGGCGGACCGGGACCAGGCCACGCTCACCCACGCGCCCGCGAAGATGATGATCCAGCTCTCCGACGCGCTCGGGGAGCGGCTCGAGGTCACCCGCTACACGATCTTCTACCCGCCCATCCTCGGCTCGTGGAAGGTGCTCTCGTCGATCGCCCAGACCAAGCACGGGCTCAACTCCCACGGGATCCTCGTCGACGAGCTCCACGCCCACAAGACGCGCAAGCTCTGCGACGCCCTCACCACCTCGACCGGCGCCCGGGAACAGCCGCTCACCGTCTACATCACCACGGCCGGCGAGGAGGAGGAGGGCTCGATCTTCTGCGAGACAGACGACTGGGCGCAGCAGGTCGCGCGCGGCGCCGTGAACGACCCGAGCTTCTACCCGTTCATCTGCCGCGCCGACCCCGAGGACGACTGGCGCTCGCCGGCCACATGGGAGAAGGCGAACCCGTCCTACGGCGTCACCGTCGGCGAGGACTTCTTCCGCCAGGAGCTCGCCCGCGCCGAGGCCTCGCCGGCGTCGCGCGCGACCTTCAAGCGCCTCTACCTGAACATGCGGATGCGCGCCCACACCCGCTTCCTCGAGCTCGACCAGTGGGACCGCGGCGCGGGCGAGGAGCTCGAGGATCTGCTCGAGCGCAACCGCGGGCGCACCTGCTACGGCGGGCTCGACCTCTCGAGCAAGGTGGACCTCACGGCGCTCTCGCTCGTCTGGCCACCGGGCGACATGGACGAGGGGATCTTCGACGTGGCGTGCTGGTTCTGGACGCCGGAGGGCCGCGTCGAGCAGGCCTCGCGCGAGGACCGGGTCCCCTACGGCGAGTGGGTCGCGCAGGGGTGGCTCGAGCCCACGCCGGGGGACGTGATCGACTACCGCTTCGTCCGGAAGCGCCTGAACGACCTCAAGAAGAGCTTCCGCATCCAGGAGGTGGCCTTCGACCGCTGGGGCGCCTTGGCGATCTTCCCCCAGCTCGAGGAGGACGACTTCACCATGGTGGAGTTCGGCCAGGGGACGAAGTCGATGAGCGACCCGACCAAGGAGCTCGAGCGCCTGGTCCTCGGCGGTCGCATCCGGCACGCCGGCAACCCGGTGTTGAGATGGAACATGGACTGCCTCGAGGTGGCCCACGGCCCGACCGGAGAGATCAAGCCGAAGAAGCCCGACACCCGGAAGACGCGGAAGCGCATCGACGGCGCGGTGGCCGTCATCATGGCGCTCGCCCGGGCGATGGCTCTCGGCGCCGACCCCGACCCCCCCAGCGTCTACGACCAGCGAGGCATCCGCTTCCTATGACATGGACCTGGGACATCGACTTCTGGATCGCCGCCGCGCCGCCCGCGGCCGCGCTGGCTCTCGCGCTCGCCGGCCTGGCGGTGCTCCTGGCGCGTCGTGCTCGGCGCGTCGCGTGGGCCCGCGTCGCCAGCTGGCTGCGCCCGCGGCTCCCCACCGCGCCCGACCTGGCGCTGCTCCTCGGCGTGGCGTGGCTGGCCTACGGGGCGGGCCAGGTCTACGCGCCCGCCGGTCACCTGGTGGGTGGGATTTTCCTCTTGGGTGTGGGATACTTCCAGCACCGAGCTGCGAGCCACGTCCGCCGAGGGGCTGCGCAGCGCACCGAGACCAGGGAGTAGGTGCGCATGGGGGGCGGCTGGTTCGGCGCCGCGGTCAACGCCGCGGCCGACGAGGTCCGGGAGCTCCGCGCCACGTCGGGGCTCACGAACCCGTCCGAGTGGCTCCGCGACGCCTTCGGCGGCGTGACCACGTGGGCGGGCACCCGCGTCAACCAGCGCACCGCGCTCCAGTACGCGCCGTTCTTCAGCGGCGTCCGGCTGATCGCCCAGACCGTGGCGGGGATCCCGCTCATCACCTACCGCCGGCTCGACCCGCGCGGCAAGATGCGCGACCGCAAGAACCCGTGGTACGACATCCTCCACTCGCGCTTCAACGAGGAGCACACCGCCTTCGACGGTCGCGCCTTCCTCCAGCAGTCTGCGCTCCTCTGGGGCAACGGCTACGCCTTCGTCGACCGCGCGATGAGCCGCCAGCCGCTCGGGCTCTGGCCGCTGCGGCCCGACCGCTGCCACCTCGAGCGCTCGCGCGAGACGGGCGAGCTCGTGCTCGTCTGGAGCTCGGAGACCCTGGGCACCCAATACTTCGAGCGCGACGAGTTCGTGCACCTCCGTAGCCCGCTCTCCTTCGACGGCGTCTACGGGATGTCGATCCTCACCCAGGCGCGCGAGTCGATCGGCGCCGCGCTCGCCTCCGAGGAGTTCGCCGGGCGCTTCTGGTCGAACAGCGCGCGCCCCGACGGTGCGCTGAAGACGCCGAACACGCTCTCCGACGAGGCGTGGAAGCGTCTGAAGAAGCAGTGGAAGGACCGCCACCAGGGATCGGGGAACGCCCACAAGACGGCGATCCTGGAGGAGGGCCTCGAGTGGCAGGCGATCGGGATGCCGCTGCGCGATGCGCAGTGGTTCGAGGGTCGGAAGTTCTCGCGCACCGAGATGGCGACCTGGCTCGGCATCCCGCCCCACAAGCTGGGCGACCTCGAGCGCGCCACGTTCTCCAACATCGAGGAGCAGTCGATCGAGTTCGTGCAGGACGCCATCATCCCGTGGCTCGTCGCCTGGGAGCAGGTGCTCTCGCGCGACCTCCTCTCGCGCCGCGAGGTCGCCGACGGCGTCTTCTTCGAGCACCTGGTCCAGGGCCTTCTCCGGGGGAAGCTCGCGGAGCGCTACACGGCCTATGGCCAGGGCTTCCAGATGGGCATGCTCTCGCCCGACGACATCCGCGAGCTCGAGAACCTGAACCCGCGCGAGGACGGCCGCGGCGGCACCTACTACGTGCCGCTCAACATGGTGCCCGCGAGAAAGGACCTGGCGGACGACGACTCCGCCGCGCTCGGCCCGGAGACGCGCGGTCTCCGCTCCGAGCGGCGCTGGCGCTCCCAGCGCTCCGCCGCCACGCGCCGGCACCTCGCCCAGCGCTCCCGCCGCCTGTTCGAGGACTCGGCCGCGCGGGTCCTCCGCCGCGAGCGCGACGAGGTGCTGCAGCGCGCCCGCCGAGACTTCCTGCGGCGCGACACGGCCGACTTCGTGACCTGGCTGCGCGACTGGTATCCCGCCGAGCATCGCGACTTCGTGGGCCGCACGGCCGGCGGCGCCTTCGAGGTCTACGGCTCCCTCGTGGCCGACGTCGCCTTCGAGGAGATCGGGGCCGACGACGCGACGCGCTCGCGCGTGGACCTCACCCCCTTCTACGCCTCCCTGGCCGCCGCGCACGCCACCCGCTGGACGCTCGAGAGCCAGAGCGCCCTCGAGAAGGTCGTGCGCGACAACCCGGAGGGCGAGCTCGACGCCCTCGAGGCGAAGCTCGACGAGTGGCGCGACGGCCGACCGGGACAGGTGGCCCGCCATGAGACCGTGCAGGCCCAGGGCGCGGTCACCCGCAAGGTGTACCGAGAGTCGGGCATCCTGCGCCTCCAGTGGGTCGCCACGGGCGACACCTGCCCCCTGTGCCTGGAGCTCGACGGTCAGATCGTCGGCATCGAGAACGCCTTCGTTGTGGGCGGCGGCGGCGTGGACGCCGACGGCGTCTCCATCACCAAGCCCCGCAACACCCTACACCCGCCGCTTCACGGCGGCTGCGACTGCCAGATCGTGGCGGCCGCGTGAACCGGAGGAGATTCCCCATGAAGCGACGCAACGCCACGCTCCGCGAGTTCTGGATCCAGCGCGGCATCCAGGTGAGCCTCGAGCAGCGCGCCGAAGAGGGCGACGAGGGCGAGGGCGGCGGCGAGTCGCGCATCATCTCCGGCCTCGCGGCCGTCTTCGACGACGAGGCCGAGCTCTACCCGGGCTTCCGCGAGGTCGTGCGCCCGGGCGCCTTCAAGAAGACCCTGGCCGAGGGCGACGCCCGGGCGCTCTGGAACCACAACACCGACCTGGTCATGGGCCGCGTCTCGGCGAAGACCCTCCAGCTCGAGGAGACCAAGGAGGGCCTCGGCTACCGGATCGACCCGCCCGACACGAGCTACGCCCGGGACGCCCTCGCCGTGATCGGCCGCGGCGACGTCCGCGAGAGCTCGTTCGCGTTCAACATCATCCGCGACAACTTCACGGAGCAGAACGACGAGGCCTTCCGGGAGATCCTGGAGGTGGAGCTCTTCGAGGTCTCCCCGGTCGCCTTCCCCGCCTACGCGGCCACCCTGGTCGAGGCGAAGGCCCACGCCATGCTCGCCTCGCTCGACCAGCACCTCGCGCGCGGCGACGGGCCCAAGAGCCTCTTGACGGAGCTGCGCAGCCGGGTCATGATCCACGGTCAGCACGAGCTGCACGGGGGTGGGTCTCCGCCGGTCCAGCCGGACCACGGAGGCCAGGGCACCGGGCGAAGCCTGGACCTGGCGCGCCGCCGCCTGCAGCTCGAGGAGAACGACAGTCCAGCTCTCGTGAGCTAGCCGTCGCTCGCCGGCCGCGCCGAACAGCGCACCGTCGCGACCCCGGAAGACGCTCCGAGCTCAACCACCACCGCAGTGGCGGGGGGTTGCTCGGCTCGCGTCTCAGCGCTGACGGCTTCCCCGCCTGGGGGAAGCCATGAAGCGAAAGATCCAGGAGCTCGTCGACAAGCGCGCCAAGCTGGTGACGGAGGCGCGGAGCCTCGTCGACAAGGCCGAGGCCGAGTGCAAGGAGGGCAAGCGCGACGCCGCGAGCTTCACCGCCGAGGAGGAGCAGCGGTGGGACGCCCTGTGGAAGGACGCCGACGAGACCAAGGCGGAGATCGACCGCCTCCAGAAGGACCTGGACCAGCGCAGCCGCCTCGAGTCGGCCGAGTCCGAGCTCGAGCAGCGCCGCCGCGAGCCCCCGCGCCCCGACGCGGGGGCTGCCGGCGCGCGAGGCGGCCGCCCGGGCGAGCTCCGGGACGAGCGGAGCCTCTCCCCCTACGAGCGCCGCATGGCGCGCCTCCGGCGGCGTCGCCCGCAGCTCCACCGCGCCCTCGAGCGCCTCGAGAGCGACGACTACGAGGACGCCTTCTGGGGCGAGCTCTTCGAGGGTCGCAGCGCGCACCCCGACCACGTGCGCGAGCTCCGCGAGGCCCAGGAGGAGCTTCGCGCGCTCTCGATCGGCACGGGCTCGGAGGGCGGCTTCACCGTTCCCGTGGACACGGAGATGCGGCTCGTGATGGCGCTCGACGAGGAGAACGCCATCCGCGACCTCGCGACCGTGATCCCGATCGCCCACGACCGCAACATCCCGGTGATCGACGACAACGCCGACCTGGGCGACGCGGACGTGGTGGACGAGAACGCGGCCTACAACGAGGCCGACATCGTCTTCGGCCAGAAGTCGCTGGGGGCCTACAAGTTCACCCGGTCGATCCGCGTCCCCGAGGAGCTCCTCCAGGACAACGTGGTGGGGCTCGAGCAGCAGCTCCCTATGATGCTCGGCCGCCGTCTCGGTCGCCACGAGGAGGACATGTTCATCTCGGGCGGGGGAGGTGGCGATCCCATCGGCCTGCTGATCCAGATGCTCACCGGCAAGACGACCGCGGCCGCGGGCGTGTGGACCTCCGACGAGATCATCGACATGTTCCACAGCGTCCGCCGGCCGTACCGCCGCCGGGGCACCTGGGTCTGCAACGACGCCTTCACCCTGGGCACGCGCAAGCTGAAGGACTCGGAGAACCAGTACCTCTGGCAGCCCGGCCTCCAGGCGGGCTCGCCCGACACCCTCATGGGGCGGCCGATCCGGATCTCCGACTCCATGCCGACGATCGCCGCCTCGCAGCCCATCGCGCTGTTCGGCGACTGGTCGTTCGTGTGGATCGGCGACCGGATGGGCCGGACCATCAAGCGGTCCGACCACCGCTACATCGAGCAGGGCCAGGTCTGGTTCGCGATCGTCGAGCGGACGGACATCGTGCTCACCGTCCAGGAGGCGGTGAAGGAGTTCGTGTCGGCGGCGTAGCGAGGACGCTCGGTCCGCAAGGGAGTGAACCGCCTCGCAATGAGGCGCGCCGAAGGAGGCGAACCATGTCCGAGAGCAAGGGCCCGGAGGCCCCGGATCCCCAGGCCGCCGCGGGAGCCACCGAGCAGCCCGTCGAGAAGCCCATCGAGAACGGCGAGGAGTACGTGTACATCCTCCAGAGCGCCGCCGGGCCGTTCGAGAGCTACCCGAGAGGATCCATCCACCGGATCCGCGACGAGGCCCGGCGCGACGCCTTCCTCGCCAGCGGGACGGCGCGGCCGTGCACGCGCCGGGAGCAGGAGGAGGCCGTGGAGCAGGAGAAGGCCATCAGCGTGGCGCGCGAGCGCGCGACGAAGCGCGCCGGCGAGCGGGCCACGCAGGAGGCGGCGGAGGAGCGCCGCCGCCGCGAGCGGAAGGAGGCGAACGAGCGCCACGCGCGCGGCCGCAAGTCGCGGCAGCAGAAGCGCAGCGGCGAGGCGATCCGCCGCTGAAGCCGCTCCGCTGAACGAGCCGGTGTTCGCCGCCCGGGCCGGATCCGCGTCGGGAAGCGGACGCCCGGCCGCCCGGCCCGGGCGGCGGCGTCCAGGAGGTAGACCGTGTCCGCGGGAATGATCCCCGTACCCATCCCGACCGTACCGGGGCTCGTCTCCGCGCACGTGGGCGCCGACGCCGCCGTCGTGCCGATCGGACGCCTGGGACGGGTCGCCCGCGTCTGGCTCCAGCGGACCGACCACCAGGCGGGCGACGTCGTCCAGGCCTCGCTGCGCAACGCCGCCGCGGGCGCGGGAGACGGGATCGACGTCACCCTCGGCGACGGCATCGCGGGCGTCTCCGTGGCGGGCTCGCTCGCGGTCACCGACGACGTGTACCTGCACGTCACCGCCTCGGACGGAAACAGCGCGAACCTCTCCGGCTACCTGGAGTTCGTGCCCGACGTCCCGGGCACGAGCGTGCTCGTGCCCATCGCCACCCTGCCCGGACTGGCCCAGGGCTGGCTGGGCCAGGACGTCCCCGTGGCCCAGGTGCCCGGCCGCGTCACCCAGGTCTTCCTGCACCGCACCGACGACCAGGCGGGCGACGTCGTCCAGGTCTCGCTGCGCAACGCGCCCGGCGGCGGCGGCGAGGGAATCGACCTGACGCTCGGCGACGGCCAGGGCTTCGCCGTGGTGGTGGGGGACCTCTCCGTCGCAGGACTCCTCTACCTGCGGGTCACCGCCGCGGACGCCAACAGCGCGAACCTCGCCGGCTACGTGGAGGTGGAGGACGCCCTCCAGGCGCCGACGACCTTCCTGACCAACCTCGCGCGCGTGAAGGCCTACCTGGGCGACACCAGCACGCAGAACGACGTGCTCCTCAACACCCTCGTCGCCGCCGTCTCGCGCCTCATGCAGCAGTGGATGCGCCGGCGCATCGTGCGGCAGTCGGTCGTGGACGAGC